CTCGCGGGGTCCACTAGTGGATTGATCCACTATGTTCTGGATGGTTCAATTCCAGAACTGCCTGTTCACATCTAACGGAGGCATGTCTCAACATGGTAAACCCCCCAGATACGCCACGATTTGATACTCGTGGATTACCCGAAGGGTATGACCCTCATAAGTTTTATGAGTACTCTGTTGAGAAGCATGCTAAAGACGCCACTGGTCTTGAGTATCTACTCTATAAGTACATTCCTCACTCGATCATTAAGTCCTTTGCTATCGCAATTGACCCATTGAGTCAAGTGAAGACGTCATTAGGAGTAGTTACGCCTGCCAATCGCACCCGTGTTCGTGCCATGAACTCACTGTTGATTAATCAACACGTTCTTGTCAAGAAGCAACAGATCAATACTTCTCGGGCATCTCTCGTGAACTACGAGAATATACCCGGTAAGGATGGTCCTATGGGTGAGACTGTCCAGGCTACTGGCGAGCATACGGATGACAGTAACTACTGGCAACCGGTCCTCGAACAGTATTCAAGGGATACGTCTAGAAAGACTCGTCTCATGGGTTCTACTGTTGGCGAATTCGAAAAGTTTAACGGATACGTCAACACTAGTCCAAGATACGTTTCTTCTATTCATACCATGCATAACATTTTCGATCAGAATGTTTCTCCCACTAACCCTTATTGCGCTCAGCAAGAAGGGCGGGAGGCTTCTTATCGTAATGTTACGCCCTATGGCGCTGTGTTAGGTACAGACTCTTATTTGCAACTTAAGTTACACGAGAAGGACGTTGCTCTTGCTCTTATGCAAAAGCACGTGTTGTCTATGTTTACGGGTGCAAACCCGCAATCACGCAACTATTCCCTCTTTCGTAACATAGTTGAGCTTCGTGATATTCCTCATAGTATTCTTTCATTAAAAGAAACTTTGAGTAATCTTCACAAGCTTCATACTTCCTTCGGAGAATCAACGCGTGTTTCAAGGTTGATAAACAACTTTCAAACATCGTTGTCCGATATACCGAAACAGTACTTATCATACCATTTCGGTTGGAAGCAGACCTATAAAGATGTCATGGACCTATTGTCGTCTCCTGCTAAGATCAGTAAGCAAATAAACCTGCTTATTGAACGAAGTGGTAAACCGACAACGTACCGGTCGAAGCGAATTATCGCTACGGCCGAGGACGACATCTCCGGTTTCGCTTATATCGACACGGATTTGGACATAGACCGCACAATACGTTCTCGTGTTGAGCGGAGCACTGAACTTCGTCTTGTTTTAAACACGACGTTTCAGTTCCCAACCGTTGATCGACCCGCGTTTGTCGAACATATGTTCAACGACAAACTTGGAATCTATCCCAGGGCCATAGATCTATATAATTTAGTTCCATGGACTTGGCTCGTTGATTGGTTTACTGGTCTTTCGAACTATCTCGAGGTTATCGAGAACATTCAAAGAGACAAGTCAATCATCAACTGGGGCTTCCTTACCGCTTCTACAAGTGGTAAGTTAGTGACAGATTATAAGTCGAAATCTGTGGATACGCATGATGAGTATTATAATTACCACGGTGGAGATCCTCATACCACGCAAGTGAGTATAAGGAATAATTTCCACTCGAGTATTTATAATTACAACTTCCAATTGCGGAAGGATCTTGCGACCATCATGGATGTGCACTCTACTTCTGATCCGTCTACTTTGACGGCTTATCAGAACTCTATCCTCGGTGCAATATTAGCACAAAGGCTAGATTTTAGTCGACCCTTCCGCATTCCGCGGTAGGGCGGCACAATTTATTCCACAGGAGACTACCATGCTCGTTGATCCCGTAACAGTCGCTGCGGCATCCCCAACCCCTGCCTTGAATCTTGCGATTATCAAGCAGGATGGTTATGGATCCGAACGAGTTGATACTGGTGGCAACGGTTATTCCGTTATCATCAATCACTCGAAGGGTAAGAACGGTAATCGTCACTACGTTCAGATGATTCTGACGAAGGACGCTACCAATCCTTACTCCGGACTGACACAGAAAGTTTCTTCTTCTGTGTCATTCAGCATCTCGCGTGCTCCGTTTGGCTTCACCGACACCGATATTGTGGCGTTGGCGAAGGCTCTCACGGATTTCCGCGATGATTCTGACGTTACAACCGCAAAGCTGATTCAGTTCCAGAGTTAGTTTCATGAATGAAAACCCTAAAGTGGTTTCTCATTCAGGTTATAACCTGGATCTTTATCTGGCTTTCATTATCCGTACTGCTCTCTGCCTTGGCATTGTCATTCTTGTGGCAATGTCCCTTGGCGGATGTAGTCGTACAGCTAATGGACCTCCACCTGTGGAGATAGCGGCTATTCCGGAAATTGCTCCGGAAGGATCCGCGACTGGTTCTTGGAATAGTCAACCTCAAGGAGGTAACTATGAAAAGTCCAATCGTGCTCCTTGCGGGCCTTTGGAGTGATATCCGAAGGCTTGAACCCGATGTGAAAGGCCTCGATCGTGATTTTCTTACGATCGAGAAGAGGTTCGAAAACGAGGGCTATGGGTTCCTAACCATAGCCTTACCCGCCCTTTGTGATTCCTTTGATAAGGGAATCGCTACAGGAGAGTTCACCTGCATTCCTAACTTTAAAACAGTTAAGAATGGAACAATCCCTGCATTTATGCAAGGTATGTTCTGTGAAGTTTTCGATCCGCTCACTGGCCTGCTTAAGGAGAACCCCAATATTGGGGTAGTGAAGCTCATACGCAATGTGCTTCGTCTCTTTAAGAAAACTCAATTAGGTGATGACGCTAATGAACAATTAGACGTCAAAGCTAAGGTTGAGTTTTTCCGAACTGATGAGATAGCACGACAGGTTATTTTGCCTGATCGTGAAGATCATCTTATCGGCATTGTTTGTAAAATGCTCCTCCCTACTCTTTACTCAAAGAGTATCGAAAACGCAAATTACAAACATGGGCCAGGTGCTGTTTTTGAGGGTCTCAAAGGCAACCAGAAGTGGTCGTCTTTGGTCGATGCTATTATGAGTGATAGCTTCGACACTCAAACGTTCGGCTATTGTGACTTCAGTAGTTCTCTGGCACTTCCCAGTGCTAGATCTGATGTCACAGAGTCGTCCGTTGAGCTTTGCCTCAAAGATAGAGCTTCTAGACGCATTGCTAGGCTAATCACTGTTGCGAAGAATTCTACTTCGCGCAGGACTATTACGGTTGAACCCATGTTGAATCAATTTATTCAACAAGGTCTCAATATCTTACTTCGGGATTCAATTCTTGAATGTAAGATCTTGCGTAACAGCTTAGCTCTTACCGACCAAAGCAAGAATCAACAACTTGCCTTGGAAGGCTCCCTATACGACAACTGGGCAACCATCGATTTGAAGTCTGCTTCAGATCTTCTCAGTGTTTCACTGGTTAGGTCTGTATTCAGACATCATGATTCATTCCTGAATCATATGATGAGTTGCCGTTCTACCTCGGTGCATTCTGGTAGTGATACCATTAACGACCTTGGTAAATTTGCCGGCATGGGTAACGCATTAACATTTCCTGTTCAGTCTATTTGCTTTACCGTTGTAGGTATCGCAAGTATTCTGGATAGTTGGGGGCTTAAACCCAACTACAGGAATGTTATGCGCGCGTCTAGGTGTATCCGCGTTTATGGTGATGATATCATCATCAAGCGCGAATACGCTCATCGGTGTGTGGACTGGCTTCACAACGTTGGTTTAAAAGTCAATGTTGCGAAGAGCTTTCTAGAAGGAAACTTCAAAGAAAGCTGCGGTGTCGATGCATTTATGGGAGTCGACGTGACCCCCATATATCTTCGATATCGCCCAGACTTAATCACGACAGAGCCTAAAGTCATAGCTGCTCTAGTATCGACCGCCAATCAAATGTGGTTGGACGGCCTATACTCGTGTAGCGCCACGCTTAGCGATGAAGTTGAGAGACGATTAGGAAAACGTCTCCCTCTTGTCACGCAAGAAAGTGGTACTTTAGGGTGGCATACACGCCTTGACGGTGCTAATCCACATCGTTGGAATAGTACCTTGCATCGCTTCGAAACTCGAAGTTTTGCACTTGCCCCTCTGAAAAGGAAGGACAAGTTAGACGGTTATGCCGCACTCCTTAAGTTCTTCCATGTGCCCCTTTTGGGACGCATGGTAGGTCACCTTAAAGAGTCTTCAATACGGTATAAAAGCCGTATTGTGTCGCGATGGGTGCCGACCTAAAGTCGGTAAAATCCTTTTCTAAAGATAGAAAAGGTCAGAGATGGCACCTTGGTATAATCTCCAAGGGAAGACGGGGAAACTCGATAGATCCACCCGATGTTGCTAGCAGTAATGCGACACAGCATCGAACGGATCCGTCG